CCAGAAGGCGCAGTTTCGGCGGGAAGAAGTGGAACCCGACGGCTGCGGACGGACGAAACGGCTTGACAGGGCGGAGAGACGCCCACGAACAACGCACCGATGGAGATTCGGGCCAACGTGGCTAACACCTCCGCGATCGAGTGGACCGATGCCACCTGGAACCCGGTGCGCGGCTGCGCGATCGTCTCGAAGGGCTGCACCAACTGCTATGCGATGCGCCAGGCGCACCGCTCGAGCGGCGCCGGCGGCGCCTATGAGGGCTTGACGAAGCTGACCAAGGGCGGACCGGTGTGGACCGGCGCGATCCGCATGGTGCCCGAGCTGCTCGACTGGCCGCTGCGGCGCAGGAAGCCGCTGCACATCTTCGTGAACAGCATGAGCGACCTCGGGCACGAGGGCATCCCTGACGATTTCCTCTGGAGCGTCCTCGCGATTGCCGCGTTGTGCTCCCAGCACACCATGCAGATCCTCACGAAGCGCATTGAGCGCCTGCAGCGGCTGCTCTCGATCGATGAATCGGAGGCACTCTCCAAGCTGTGTACCGCGCTGGGCAACATGCTCGATGGCCCGTGGGTCTGGAACGAAGGCAAGCGCTTTCGCGACCGCATCGAGAAGGCGATCAGCGCCACGATGGGAATCGACCACGACAATGACGGCAACGAGCTGCAGGTCGACCTCATGCCGTGGCCGCTGCCCAATGTCTGGCTCGGCGTGAGCGTCGAGGACCAGCGCCGCGCCGATGAGCGCCTGCCGCTGCTGCGGCAAACTCCCGCGGCGGTGCGCTTTGTCTCCGCGGAACCGCTGCTCGGGCCGATCGACCTCGACCTCGTCGACTGCATGGGCGCACCCACCGGCGACATCCACTGGGTGATCGTCGGCGGCGAGTCGGGCCCGGGCGCGCGACCGATGCATCCGGACTGGGCGCGCTCGTTGCGCGACCAGTGCGCTGCGGCGGGCGTGCCGTTCTTCTTCAAGCAGTGGGGCGAATGGGTCGAGTGCTATTGCGAGGTCCACGCGGACGAACGCGGCCGCGAGGTCGTGCCGATCACCATGCGGAATGGCGAGAGCGTCGAGGACGAGGACATGATCGAGCGGATGGGCGAGCGCGGCTTCAGGGCCGGCGCCTTCCATGGCACTGAGTTTGTCCGCGTCGGCAAGAAGATCGCCGGCCGCAGCCTCGATGGCCGCACGCACGACGAGTACCCGGCGTGAAGGCGCTCTCCATCCTGCAGCCCTTCGCCTGGCTGATCGTGCACGGGCACAAGGATGTCGAGAACCGCACCTGGTACACGCCGATGCGCGGGCGGATCCTGGTGCACGCCGGCAAGCGCTACCCGCGCGGCGAGCACGACTACTACGTCGAGTGGCTGCGCGAGGAGTTCGACCTCGAGCTGCCGCGCTACGAGGAGATTCCGCGCGGCGCCCTGGTCGGCGCGGTCGACATCGTCGACTGCCGGCGCAACGTCGCGAGCCCGTGGAAGGACCCCGAGAGCTGGGGCTTCGTGCTCGCCAATGCCGCAGCCGTCAGCGAGCCGACGCCGTGGCGCGGCCAGCTCGGCTTCTTCGACATTCCGTACATCACCGGCGTGTCGACCCTATGACCGACTGGCAGCTCGAGCGCCTCGCCGGCGAAGCGATGGGCATGACACTCGACGGCGTCGAGGGCCGCGATGCGTTCCTGTGGGAGTCCGAGAGCGGCGAGCCGTGGTGTCCGATGTCGAGCCCGGACCAGGCGATGCACCTGGTGATGACCTTCGGGCTGTGCATTGAGCACGTCCCCGAGCGGCGGCGCGGCAAGCGCAAGGCCTGGATCGCGCAGGACAACGCCTACTCGGTGCTCGTCGAGGACGACGAGCTCGGCCGCGCCATCGTGCGCTGCGTGGCCACGCTCGAGCAGGCGAGGGCCAAGCGCTGATGTCCCGCCCCGGGAAAATCGCGGTGCTAGACTCCAGCCCCGGACCCGATGCGGAGCGCGCGGCCGAAGCCGCGCTGCCTCTGCTCGAGGCCTTCCTGAATGACGAAGAACCAAAACGCGGTCCGCTATCTGCGGTCGAGCAAGGACCGTCACGACGTCTCGATCGAGGCCCAGCGCCACGAGCTCGACAAGCTCGCGGCTGAGCTCGGGCTGCGCCTCGCCGGCGAGTACGTCGACACCGTAGAGTCGGGCAAGGACGAGGAGCGCCCGGGCTTTCAGCGCCTGCTCGCCGATCTCCGCAGCCGCGAGCGCGCCTGGTCGACGATCCTGCTGCTCGATACCTCGCGGCTCGCGCGGCGCCTCGCCGCGGCGGTGAAGTTCGAGGAGGAGTGCCGCGGCCGCGGCGTGCAGGTCCTCTACAAGAGCCTGCCGCAATCCGAGGAGGCCGAGCGCGCGCTGATCAAGGCGGTGCTGCACGGGGTCGACGAGTGGCACAGCCTGGTGTCGAAGCGTAAAGGCCTCGCCGGCATGCGCCAGAACGTCGAGCAGGGCTACCGCGCCGGCGGGCGCGCGCCGCTCGGCTACCGGCTCGAGCACGTCGCGCTGCCGGCCATGCGCGACGGCAAACCCGTCACCAAGTCGCGCCTCGTGCCCGGGCCCGACGCCGCCCGGGTGCAGCGCTACCTGAAGGCGCGCGCGGCGGGCGCCAGGCGCGCAGGCCTGGTCGAGCGCCTGGGCCTCGTGCAGAACGAGTCCTCGCTCGTCGGCGTGGAATGGAACGCGCTCACCTACGCCGGCCATACCGTGTGGATGGTGCACAGCGACCAGCCCGGCGTGAAGCGCCGGCCGCGCGCCGTGTGGGTGATCCAGCGCGACACGCACGAGGCGCTCATCACCGAGGCCGCGGCCGAGGCGATCGTCGCGCGCCTCGAGGCCGCATCGGTGAAGCGGCCGCGGCGCACCGCCGGCGAGTACCTGTTCACGGGGCTGCTGCGCACCTCGGAGGGCGCCCCCTGGTACGGCGAGCGCGCGCGTTACTACCGCACCGGCAACGCCTACGTCCAGGCGCGCGACGTCGAGCAGACGCTGCTCGCCAAGGTGGCGGCGGATCTGCGCTCCAGCGCCTTCAGCGCCGCGCTGGTGCGCCGCGCGCGCGCCTCCTACGGGAAGGCCTTCGACGCCGAGCTCGAGCGCCTGCGCGGCGCGGAGGCCGCGCTGCAGGGGCGGATTTCGCGCTACCTCGAGATCGCCGAGAAGAACGACCTCGCCGAGCCGGCGCTGCGCAAGGTGGCCGAGCTCGAGCGGGAACGAAAGCAGGTCATGCGGGAGATGGATCAGGCACGCAGGGACGCGGCGGCCGCGGCGGCGGCGCGCGCGGTGCGCGAGGATCAGGTCGGCAGGATGCTCGACGCGATGGCGGCCGACATGGCCCGCCTGGACCGCGACAAGCTGAAGGATTTTCTCTTCACGATTTGCGAGCGCATCACCCTCAACCCGCAGGGCCTAACCGCTCGCATCCACTACAAAATTCCGCTCGCGCGTCGGGATAGCGTGGCGTCCCCACGGGAACACCAGCCTATTCCGCACGCCAAAACAACCAGCTGTGTGCGCATCCGGCGCGCGGCATGACGACTTCCCGGCCGGCATACGGGGCGCCCTGAGCGCCGGCCGGGTGTCGTTTTCTTCGCGGGCCGCTGAAAAAGCAAAACGCCCGGACCCTTGCGGGCCCGGGCGCGTAGTGACTTCTCACTTTTTCCCGCCATTCAACGATTTGGATTGTCAGGTCCTCACATAGATGCCCTCCCTCTCACATTGTCAAGTGCACTCGTGCGAAGAAGCGCCGACTTCCCGGCCGGCATTCGGGGCGCGCCAGGCGGCCGGCCGGGTGTCGCTCTTCTTCTTGTCCGTCAGCATTCCTCGAGCCAGCCGTTGGTGAGGAATCCGTGATAGCGGCCGGGAATCAGGATCTTCTTATCCGTTGAGGGCCGCGGGCGGGGCCTTATGGCGGAACTCGTCCACCGCGACGCCGTGGCGGCGCATGAGGACGTACATCGTGGCGCGATTCAAGGCGAGCAGCCTTGCCGCGCGCGCCACGCGCCCCTCGGTGCGGCGCAAGGCCCAGCGCAGCATCCGGCGCCGCGTGCGCTCCAGCGCCTCCGTATAGCGGCTGGCGGGCATGTTCAGCCGAGCTTGGGCTGCGGCGTGCGGTTGCGGGTGCCGAACCACCAGGTGACGCAGGTCACGAACAGATAGAGCAGCGTCAGCACGATCTGGCTGTGCAGCTTGTCGAGCGTGCCGTCCTGCAGCTCCTCGGTGGCGAGGATCGCCTGCGAGGCGCGGTAGATCTCGGTGGCGATCCAGGCGAGGTACACGGTGAGCCCGGGGCGCACGATGGCGCGCAGGATGTCGGCGAGCACCAGCAGAAAAGCGCCCACCTTGCCGATCTTCACGCCCTCGCTGTAGCGCTTGGGCTCGGTGGCGAAGCTCGCGGCGAAGGCCTGGCTGTCGGCCACCTCGCGCGCGGTCTCGCCCTCGACCTGGGCCACCTTCACGCGCTGCGCCCATTCCTCTTTCATGATCGTGAGGTCGATGCGCTTCATCTCCTGCTCGTGCCGGTTGCGCTCGCGCATCTGGTCGAGCTCCTGCTTGAGCTTCCAGTGGTCGAACAGGCGCTGCGCGATGACGCCGAGCAGCCCCGTGGCGCCTCCGGAGACGATGGCGAGCAGGCCGTTCAGCAGTTCACCCATTGCGGATCTCCAGTGTGAAGGGCGCGTGGCCCATGTGGCTCTCGAAGCGCCGCACCGCCGGCGCCGAGAGCAGGACCGCCTTCTGGCCGGCGAGCCAGCCCAGGCGCTCGCCGAGCGCGATGCAGCCGTTCAGCTGCGCCCGGTAGCCCAGGGCGACGTCGCCCATCAGGTTCGCGGCGTGCGCGCGTACGCCGGCCCTGGGCGCGGTGTCCAGGAGCAGGTACATGTAGCGGCGAAAGCGCGGCGAGAACGTCCAAGCGACGCGGTAGCGACGCGCCGGCACGCAGGACACGTTCGGCGCGTTGTCGCGCCAGGGCAGCTCGCCGCTGAAGAGCGTGAGGCCGCGTGCCCAGATGCGCCCGAAGCTGCCCTGGTCGCCGCCCTCGAGGCGCTCGAGCACGGCCTCGGGATTCAGCACGCCCGCCATACGCCGCGCACGAGGTAGCCGTGCCACTGGGTGCGGCCGTCGTCGACGAGGATCGACGGCGCGACCGTGATGGTGCCGTCCTCGTGCTCGGCGACCTCGTGGTTCGACAGGTCGCCCAGGTGCGAGCCTGGCGGGCGCGCCATCCACTTGCCGGTGACCGTCTTGCCGTAGTCGCCCTCGGCGAAGCGCATGGCGCCGCCCTCGGCGAGATCCGGGTAGATCCTCCGGCCCTTCCTTGGCTCGCTCACGCGTCGACCTGCCCCTTCCTCGGGGCGAGCTCCTCGTAGAGCGTCGAGGTGTCCGGCCGGAAAAGCTTCTCCACGTCCAGCGGCTGCCGGATGAAGTAGCGGCTGCGCAGTTCCTCGGCGAGCTCGCCGGGGCGCCAGACGACGAAGCCGGCAAAGTAGCGCGCCGCGTTCGGGGTCGCCTCGATCACGCGATCGACGGCGCTGCCGTTGTGCACCAGCCAGACGCCAGGGGCCACCTGGAGCGAGCTCGGATGCGGACTCTCTCCGCGCACCAGCGCAAAGATCGCGTCCTGCATCTCCGGCCCGCCGAAGTACACCGGATCACGCACCTCGGTGCAGGGGGCATGCGCCGGGAAGAGCTCGGCCATCCGCACCTTGCTCGGCCGGTTGAGGATCAGCCCGACGTGCACGCCCTGCACCCCGGGCGCGGCGAAAAGCACGGTGCCGCGGTACGGGCCCTGCAGGTTCGGCGCGGCGACCAGCAGCGTCGGCTGCGTGATGTCCTGCGGGTGCGCCTGCAGCGGATAGAGCGCCAGCGCCAGCGCGACGCCGAAAACGCACACCGTCGAGGCGAGCGCCATCCAGGCGAGGAGGAGCGTGCGCAGCGTGGCGCGCTCGTGGCGTTGCTCGTCGAGGTCGAGATCGAAGCCCCGGATCAGGTTTAGCATGTGGAAATCCCCCCGTGTTGGTTAGCGTCGGTCCTCGCGGCTCTCGCGCGCGCGTTGCTCGGCCATGTGCTCGGTGAGCGTCAGGCGCAGCGTCAGGATCTCGGACTGCATCGCCGTGTGCTGCGCGGCAATCGCCTGCTGCTGCGTCATGACGTTGCTGTAGATATTGCTGACGAGGAGCAGCGTCAGGCTCGCGAGCGCGGTGATGAGCACCCCCGCGATCGCGAGCAGCGTGGTCTTGTGGCCGTTGCCGCTGGTCATCGCTGCCTCCCCTCAGAGCCGTGTTCCCATCTTGTTGTCCGGCGCCGTCGCGCGGCGCATACTGGCCATCCCTCGTCACCCGCGCGGACCCCAAGGGAGGCCACGATGGGCACCAAAATTCTCGACGCCGGCGGCAAGCTCATGCTCACGAGCGAGCTGCGCGCCGAAGTCGAAGCCTCGCTCGAGGAGTATCTGCACCGCGGCGCGAAGCTGATCAGCGTGACGCAGAAGCTCGGCAGCACCTGGGTCGCCGCCTGCACGCTCCCCCCGAAGCTCACCGCCGCGGACGCGACCGACACGCTTTCCTTCGACGAGCACGCCCAGGGCGCGCACCTCGGCAGCGCCGACGCGCCGGAGTTCGACGACCACTGCCGCGTCGAGGAGCTCGGCTTCAAGCGCATCATCACCGGCCCGAGCCGCGCGGCGGTGGAGCTACGCATCGAGCACCTGAAGCAGTTCGGCGCCGAGCTCGTCGCCGATCCCGAGCAGCTCGGCGACTCCTGGACCGCCGTGGTCGACACCGGCGGCGCCGACAAGTCCTACCGCTGGTAGGTCCTGCGCGTCAGCCACACCTGGCGGGCGTTCCAGGCGCAGACCAGCGCGTAGCCCGCCACCAGCGCTACACGCACCCAGCCCGGGCTTTCGGCCACGAACCAGGCGATCACCGCAAACGCCACGGCCTTGACGCCGATCAGCGCCCATGCGGTGCCGAGGCCTCGCATCGCCCCGGCGAGCAGCGGGTTTAGCTCGCGCCCACCGCGACGCAGAATCCACATGGTGAGCAGCGCGTCGAAGGAGAAAAGCGCCGCGATTGCGATCAGGAACGCCGCCGTGCTCATAAGCCCAGCTTCGCTTTTTCTGCGCGCCCCCATGCCCGGCAATCCTCGGCGTACGCGTTGTACGCCTCGAACTCCACGCTCGGCGCGGTGCGCAGGAGCTTGATCTCCTCCTCCACCGTGTAGCGCGCGGCGATCCGCTCGCGCACCCGCTGGTTGATGAGCCGCACGTGCGGGCTCGCGACCTTCAGCTCCTCGCGCAGCACCGGGTCGCGCGCCACCGGCTCGATGCTCGCGGCGATCTCGGCGGGCTGCTCGGGTGGCAGCACGGCGCCGTCGGGGAGGCTCACGTAGGTGTAGCCGTCGTCGAGCTCGGCGAGCTCCTGGCCGAGCGTCTCCCGGCCGTCAGGCGCCTGCGGCAGCCTGAGCGTGCGCGTGATGAGCGCGTCGACATATTTTCGGTAGCGCACGATAGAGGCCATCGTTTCTCTCCCTTAAGGTCGTCAGCAGGTGCTGCAGGCTGTGCGTGCGGCGGGCGTGGCCGAGCGTCGAGACCAGGCTGTCAAGACGCCCGCGGCGCACCGCCGCGCGGAAGTTGTAGAGACTGCGCCGGCGCACGAAGCGCTTAGTTGCCCAGGTGCGATAGCCGACGAAGTTGAGCCCCCGGGCGAGCGGCGCGATGGTGGCCCTGGAGAGCTCGAGCTTCAGCGCCTCGGCGAGGAAGCGCACGATCCGCGCCTGACACTCGAGCGCCCGCTCTCGGCTCAGGCCGAAGAGCACGAAGTCGTCCACATAGCGGCAGTAGAGCGCGACGCGCAGCTCGCGCTTCACGAAATGGTCGAGCGGGTTGAGGTAGATAAGCGCGTAGAGCTGCGAGAGCAGATTCCCGATCGGGATGCCCGCGGGCTCGCCGTGGTCGGCGAAGAGCATCATCAGCTCGACGAAGCGCCGGTCCTTGACTTTGCGCTCGATCAGTTGCCGCAGGATCTCGCGGTCGATCCGGTAGAAGAACTTGCGGATGTCGAGCTTGAGCGTGTAGCTCGCGCGCGGCGCCGCCTGGAGCGCGCGCTGTGCGTAGTCCGCCGCCTTGTGCGTGCCGTAGCCCACCCGGCAGGCGAACGACTGGTCGATGAACGAGTGCCCGAAGATCGGCCCCACCGCCGCCTGCACCGCGTGCTGCACCACCAGATCGCGGAAGGCCGGGGCGTGGATCACCCGAGGCTTGGGCTCGTGCACCGTGAAGCTGTAGTAGGGCCGGGGCCGGTAGCTGCCGTCCTGCAGCTCGGTGTAGAGCGCTTCCAGGTTCGCGCCCAGGCGCCGCTCGAAGCCGAAGCAGGCGCGCTTGCCGCGCTTGTTTCGCGCCGCCATGAGGTACGCCTCATAGAGCCGCTCGCGGCTGAAGGCGCTCTCGTAGAGATAGCCCGAGCGCTTCATGATTTCGCCGCCAGACGGTCGACGCCCGGATGCTCCCGGGCGCTACTAGAATGGCGGCGGCACGCCGATTTCGCCGCGGCACTCGCCGCGTGCCGGAAAGCGTCTCCCTCTGTTCCACCATAGCGTTGCCGCTTGCGAGGTGATACGGAGTCGGCGCGAAACCCGACGTTGTTGTTCGAGTTGCCGCGCACATTGTTGAGATTCAACGCCCACACCCCGGCGTTCGAGGCATTGTTCCAGTTGCCGCCGGAGATCGGGCACATGTTAAGACGCCTCCCGTAGCCGCTCTGCCGCGATCCAGCCGCCGATCATGCGCCCCAACTCATCCACCAGGCGAGAGATCGCGAGGTAGCGGTGCGCACCGAGCCGCTTTGGCGTGGCTGCCTCCTTCTCGCCGTCCTTGAACTCGAAATAGCCGAGCTCGTTGGCGAGATGGAGGTGCATCCGAAGCTGCTCGTGACGGACGTCCAGATTCGTTAGAGTGGTTTTCTTGTGGTAGCGCTTTTGCGCCTCCACGATGTGGCCGTATACGTCGTAGGCGGCGCGCCGGATCTCGAGCGCGAGGCCGTATTTCTCGTGCTTGGGAAAGTGGTTGAGGTACACGTTCATCAGCTTCGCGAGCTCAACGAACTTCCGGTCCAGCTGCGCTTCCGAATGCAAGCCCATTCACATGTCCACCGCGGCGCTCTCGCGCCGCGCTCCAAAGTTACAAATACGAGGCGGCGCGAAACCCGACGTAGCCGTTCGAGTGGCCGCGCACATTGCTGAGCGTCAACGCC